TTATTGACTCTTGTTGGCGAGTCATAAAATTTTATAACCTAAAAGGAGGGATATCGTGATGATTAAAAAGAAACCTGAAATGGAAGTTCTGTTTCCTGGGATCGAGATCGGTGGTTTCAAGATCAAACCGTGGACGTTTGAGCAATTTCTTAACTTGCTTCCAGCTTTTATTGATATTTCAACTAACCTGAATGAGAGCGGAATCAAATTTGAGAATATTGAAAAGCTAACAGAGGATCCTAAGAAACTCATCTTGTTTTTCTCTGCAATCAAGCCAGTTATCCCGCAAATTGTTGCTGAGACGATTGGGTTGGGCGCTTTAGAAGTTAAAGCTATGGACTTTGATAGAGCGGCTTCTATTGCTTTGGTCATTTTGATCATGAATGCAGAGAAGATAAAAAACTTCTCTGGCCTCGGAAAGACAGCCCTGAAATCTTTGGCATCCAGTTGACCGAGGCCTTTGAACTTCTTATCAGTCGTGGGCATAAATTTGATGATCTTTGCCGAAATTATACGATGGATCAGGTTTGGTTATTTTATGAGGCCGTTCATGAAAATCTTAAACGAGAGGTGCTTGATTTGGCAATAGCCACAAGAATGGCTTTTGGATCCGATAAGAAGGATTGGGCAAAATATATTCAGGCCCTCTCTCCTAAAGGGCCTGCATCGACTAAGGTTATGTCCAAAGAAAAATATAGGATGGTAAGGAGCTTACTCAGTGGCAAATGAAACTGAAATAGGAAAACTTGTTCTTCGCTTAGTAGCTGAGGTTGGTGATCTAAAGAAGGGCTTACAAGAATCCAAAAAAGACGTTAAGGATTTTACGGATTCAAGTAAAAAGGCTTCTCAAAGCCTTGGCGGGACGATCGGAGATATTAAGGCGGCTTATCTTGGGTATGTCGCTGCGATTTACTCAGCCTGGCAGACTATTAAGAAAGTGATGGATTGGGTGGAGATTGGAGCCAAGTCCGAAGCGGTGGCAGAATCATTCAGCATCCTGACCCAGTCTTTAAGCATTGATGGGGATGCCTTAGCCGCCAAGATCAAGGAAACTTCTTATGTTTTTGTTGAGCAAACGGAAATGATGGTTAAAGCCCAGCGGTTGTTTATCGAAGGCATTAAACCAAGCCAAGTCGTAAAATTGACTGAAGCTTCTCGGGTGGCTGCTCGATTAATGGGCATTGATGTTGCACAAGCTTTTGATCGTATATCAGAGGCCGTGATCACGTTAAGAACAATAGGGATTAAGGCTGCTTTTCCAATGGATGTAGCCGAGGTTATGGAGAATTATGCAAGGTCTCTTGGTACTGTCTCAAAGTATTTATCTGAGGCAGGTCAGCGTCAAGCTGTCGTTAATGAAATTTTAAGGCAATTGGCAGAAAAGATGGACCTACTTGGCGGTAAACTGGAACCTAATTTATCGGAGAAGATTCAAAAGATAAAATCCAGTTGGGAAGAATTACAGGATGTTTTAGGAAAAGCCATTGGCGTTCAGATTGAGCCTATTATCAATGCCCTGGTTGACATGATCACCATGGTTGAAAAGGCGCAAAAGTCTTGGCAAACTATGCCTGAAGTTATTAAGGTTGCCCTCCGGGAAATTGCCGTTACCGCCGCATTGGCTATCCCTGGAGTTGGCCCGTTAATTGCCCAGACAATCAGGGCTTCTCAACTTAAAGCAGCAGCAGAAGCAGCTAAGCCTCCTGAGCTAAAATACGAAGAAATAATGAAAGAACAGGACGCTGCTGTTGCTGCTGGGCTTAAGGCTCAGGAGGAAGCTAATAAAAAGAAACTAATTAACGAGAGAAAGCTTCAAGAGGATCTTACCAAATTTAGGCTTGTCAATGAGGAGCAGCGAATTGCAGCTATCAATGAGATGGATAAATCTAATCTTGAATCTCATCGGGTCATGGCTATTGCGGAAGCCAAAGCGACTTCCGCAGATGTCACCACGGTTGAAATGGCTTGGGATCGAAGAATAGCGGAGCAAGAGCTAAGTGCAACTAAAGCCGCCCTTGCCGTAAAATTGAAAGCAGAAAAAGAGGCGGCGGTTCAAGTGGGCATGGACGTTTTTAATGTGGAGCAAAAATACCAAGCCCTTCGGCTGGCTGCCGAGCAAAAATATGCTGCCGATGTAGCTAAGATCAATGCCAGGCTTGTTCAGGAAAGATCAGAGGCTTATCAAAAGGCCTATCAAGCCGAGTATGGGGTTGCCCCAGCCATGGAACCCTTCTTTGCAACCGCAGAACAAACAGGGGAAATGGATGTTAGGACAAAAAACCTTGAGCTTAAAAAACAGGAGTTTGATATTGGCCAGAAGATTGCCGAGAGCCAAATAGAGGAGAGGTTTTTCCGTATCACCAAGGAACAGGCCCTAAGAAGCGAGATTGATCTTAACGGTCAGCTCTTGGCAACTTATGAAACTGAGCTACAGGGTTTAAATATTGGTAACGAAGGGTACTCTGACCTACAGAGCAAGATCGCAGAGGTCAGGGATCGACTTAATGAGCTTAATTATTCGCTTAATGAGCAGACCGCTTCCTTTGGTGAGCTGGTAGAATTGGGGTTAAAAAAATATGCTGTTTCAATAAAGGATAACCTTATCACCAGCATGGAAAATCTTGTTCCCAACGCCTTTGATTTAGCCGGAAATTCCATCAAGGGGTTTTTCAATGATCTCGTTGACGGGACGATGTCAGCAAAGGATGCTTTAAAGAAAATGGTCGATAGTTTTATGAGGGATTCATTGAATATGATTATTGATATTGGCCTTCTTATCGCCAAGATGGAAATCCGTAAGGCCCTTGGCTATGGAACGGGAGGCGGAGGCGCAGGAGCTGGTGGTGCCGGAGGCGGAGGCTTGGGCAATATATTTGGGACGATCTTCTCTTTCATTGGCACTCTCTTCGCTCAAACGGGTGGCCTTATTCGGGGCCCTTCCGGAACGGATGTTGTCCCTGTTAGGGCAACGGCTGGGGAATATATGCTTCCTGTGAAAGCGGCAAGTTACTATGGGATCAATTTTTTGGAAGCCCTGAGGACAATGCAAATCTCGCGTGAAAGGCTTTTAACTTCAAATTTATCTTTTCTTTTAAGGCCAAGGCCCTCTTTTGCCCTGGCGGCAGGTGGCGCTATTCCCAGTCTATCAGAAACTCCCACAGCTGGCAAAGAGCCAAAGACCGAAATCACCCTGATCAACGTTGTTGACCAAAGGGAAATGGATATGTGGGCTGCTTCATCGAGAGGGCAAAATGCGATTATTAACGTCATAAGTTCTCGGATGGATTCGATTAAGAGGATAATGCGGTGACAGTCGTTAATGAATATTTGCTCATCCCCCCAGATTGGGGCAATTCGTTTATTTATCGGAGAAAGTGGCAAACAAGCATTCAGTCTGCTATCAATGGGATTGAAAAAAGGTCAGCCCTTTTGACCTGGCCAAGGAGAACTCTTTCCTATTACCTTTCTACCCAGAATTATTCCTCTTCAAACCTTTTGAAAAGGAAACTCTATAAAAACCTTCATAATGTTTGGGGTATCCCGTTCTGGCAGGATAAAACAAAATTAACCAGCCAGGCTTTAAGTGGTTCAGCGATCTTGAATGTTCAATCAACGCAAAATAGAAATTTTGAAGTAGGAGGCTCTTGCCTTTTATATGGCTCAGAAAATCTCTATGAAGTGAAGATTATTTCCTCTTTTACAAACACGGAAATTTTATTGTCAAGCAATCTTGCAATTACCTGGCCTATTAGAACAGAGGTTTACCCCATTTTAAAAGGGCGCCTTAAAACGGACATTGGGCTGGACATGAACACCTCTGTCTTGGCAGAAATGCAGATTGAAGCGATGGAAGAGTATGATGATACCGTGACCAGGCAGATCGGGGATGTTTCAGGATTCTCATTTTATAAAGGGTACCCTTTATTTGACCTGGAACCGAGTTGGGGGAAAGTGAGTCAGACTTTTATTCACCCTTATAATTGGAATTTTTACTTAGGGAAAGGAATAACGCTATCTTATTTTAATGAGACGGATTTTGGGTTAAAAATGGACCATGTCATAAAGGAGAAATCAAATATCCAAAAATACCTTGATTTTTTTGACGGGCAAAAAGGGAGATGGGGAGGATTTTGGATTCCTTCATGGCAATTTGATATTAAAATCACGGAACCTTTTTTGGCAACGGCTTTTCAGTTAGCCATTGAGCCAATGGATTTTCCAGGGTATTGGCTTAATACCAATGCAGGTGCTCACCTGATCATATTTTGGCCTGATGGAAGTTACGCTTGCGATGGCATTATAGATGCTTCATCAATGCTATTGACATTGGATGAAGAGATCGGTAAGGCTTGTTTGGCGAGTGAAATCTCTCATCTATTGGTATGCTTCCTTTATTTTGCTCGGTTTACCCAGGATGAAATCCAGGTTGAATATGCAACTGATGAGTTAGCAAAAACTTCTCTTTCATTTCAAACTCAATTTTCGGCCACTTTGGCAGGGGTATCTTAATGAAAACACCAAGTGGTGAATATACTTTAAAAGAAGAAAGTAGCCAAAGGCAACCGGTCGAACTTTATCATATCTGGAGAGATGGTGGAGAGGACTGGTATTATACCAGTGGTGATGTACCGGTAGTATTTGGGACTCCCCCTCAAACATATTTGCCGGCAACCTTAAAAAGAAGCCCCGTCAAATACAATGCTCAGCTTGAGGTAACGACCTTTTCCGTTGATGCAGGTTATTTAGAAGATCCGGTGCTGGAATATATTGCCATTAATCCAATAGAGATTATTTGGGTCTCTATCATGAAACTTCATCGTGACATGGTTCCGCTTGAGGCAAGCGTTGTTGTCGTTGGGCAAATTAAAAATACTACTTTTAAGGGCAATATCGCGAAGATTGATTGCGTTGGGTTTGAACATTTTCTTAAGATGCCTATCCCTTTTTGGCGTTATCAAACGACTTGTAATTATCGGGTTTTTGACAGCCACTGTAAATTAGATAGAGATGCTAAGGATGGGGATGGTAATTATATTTGGAAGGTGACGGCGACCATAACCTTAGACGCCACAAAAACCATTCTGACAAGCGCTACCTTTGCTGCCTATGAGGATGGATATTTTACTTTTGGGACAGTTGAATTTGGAGATGAGAAGCGAATGGTAAGCAACCATGTTGGGAATCAAATAACCTTGGCCTATCAGATGAGGGATCTTATCTCCGATTCTGTGGTTACTGTCTATCCGGGTTGTGACGGAAAACCTGAAACGTGCCGTGATAAATTTAATAACGTCGATAATTCTCTTTGGTTTCCTTTTATCCCAGAAGAAAATCCAGCGATAAGGACACCTTAGCCTGGGACTGGAGTTCCAACGACTCCCTTGGTGGCATAAGAAAATGGAATATTATTTTTCAGACCTGGAAAAACAGAAAGAGTTAAAAAAAATACTTGACGAATGGCTGGGGACGCCATTTCGTCACCACTGTGGGGTTAAAGGTGGCGGAACAGATTGCCTTCATTTTGTGGCCCGTGTTCTTGAAGAGATGGGCATTTTAACCTGGAGAAAAAATATGGTTCCTGATTATCCGAGGGATTGGCATCTTCATAATACTCGGGAACTTTTAAAAGAAGCAATTGATCGTGAATTAAAGGGAGAGTGGAAAGAGCTTAATGGTTTTATGAACGGTGACATTCTCCTTTCTCATTTTGGAAAAGCGGCTTCTCATGTGGGCATTTATTTTGATGGGCACGTCTATCAAGCCGTTGAGAGAATTGGAGTCATTAAAGTTAGCGTAAAAACTCCCCTTATAAAGAGGCAAATGAAATTTATGTTTAGGGTGGGCGCATGAGCACAGGTCAAGGCGTTGGCGCATTGTTAGGGGCGATCGTTGGTGGAATTTTTGGTTCAATTATTCCTGGGGTTGGAACTTTGCTTGGTGCTTATGTTGGCATGGTTATCGGTTATGCGGTTGGTGGGGTAATTGACCCTTTGACCCCCGATGTTAATTCTGCTGGCACCCCTCTCCAGGGGCTTCAGATTGTTTCAAACGAGGTTGGTTCCCCTTTGCCTGATGGAATTGGCACTGTGAAAATAGCAGGGCATTTATTGGCTTATGGTAAGGAATTTTCGACAGCAATCGAAGAGGAGCCAAGTGGAGGCAAAGGAGGAGGAGGAAGTGAGTCGGTGGTTACCGGCCACAGTTATTATATGTCATGGTGCCTTGGTATCATGGTTGGCCCCGTAAGCAATCTTTATTCTATTTTTAGCAATGAGAAATTAGTTTGGGAAGGCCCTCTTGCTTGCCCTGCGTTGGGGGGAGAAGAGACAATTGTGATTGACGGAATGGGAAGCGTGACATTTTATTTCGGCACAGAAGATCAGATAGCAAACCCTAAGGTGGCTGAATTTATAACTGACCCAACTCTCAATTCTCCGTTGAGGGGATTTTGCTGGGCCTTCTTCGATGCTTGTTTTATTGGAACTTATAATCGAATGCCAACCATGTTTTTTGTTGTCAACAAGGCGCCAGTTCTTGCTTTTTCTGACAAACAGCAAATTGAGAAGTTTGACTATAACCCAGCGCACGCTATCTGGTGGATCTTGTCGCGTATTACCGGATTGCCTGAGACGTGGCTTCACCCCGTAGATTTCGCCGCCGTCGCCGGGACCCTTTACACTGAAAAATTGGGGAT